GGGGGCGGGTCCACCCTTCCCTCCCCCTGTATACATGTCGGGTTAGCTCTAAACCCAGTTGTGGACAGTCTTTTGGCCTTTGTGTCTTCTAACTTGTTGTCTTTGCTCATAAGACATGCCGAACACCATGGCGTTAGCTGCCATTTGGGGGTCTTCTTCCCACATTTTCTGTAAATCGTTCCAATCTTCCCGATTTCTCTCCTTAACTGTTTCATAAGCAGAGATAGCAAGGGCATCTGTGAAGTATTTAACGCCTTGTGCAAGGGTATCTAAGCGGTCATCGTGCTTAATTGCACCCTTTTCACGGCACATACGACTCATTTGATGAAAGAGCATGTATCCGAGGCGTTCTTCTGGGGGAAGATCTTGGTTGGATTTATAGTCCCAATCAATGACCCCACGATCAATGACCAACCGATGTTGATTAAGGATAGGCTCCAGAGCATCAATGATACGGTCTTCTTTTCTGACATTAGCTCTTGTCTCTTCAATGTCAATATTTAGTTTGCCTTGTTGGAGATGTTTTCTGAAGAGTTCAGAAACGATTCCATCTCCGAAGTTACTTTCAATAACGAGCTTGGTAACTCCATACTTCTTACATCCCCTGAGGATGTCCAGGAGTGTACTGTCGCTGTATCCGTCGTGATATGCACGCATTTCATGCAAGTACAGGAAACCGTGTCGCTGGGATATATAAGCTGCTGCTGTTTCATCTGATCCACGACCTGACGGGTCAACTGAGCAGATTGTCTCGGTGTAAGGCCCCCATTCTCCTTGGAGTTGCATTGGAGAGTAGAAATAATCTCCAGGAAGACCAACCGTGGGGAGTTCTTTGATGACATTCTGGGGGTCTGAGCACCAGACGACAGCATCAGGAGCATTGGAAGGATTAACAGAGGTGACAACAAGGTCAGCCATTTTAAGCGGGAACTTTTGAGCATCACTTAAACTTGTATCTAACATGAACTGGAGCATGAAGTTAGATCTGCCCATAGCAGCTTCACGCTCTAGGAGATCCTCTTCACTAAATCTGTCTCCATCTGTGAGACCCCAAGGATCAGCCCCAGCATCAAGATCTTCTTGGATTTGAGGGGCTAGGTTGTCGTCATAGTCACTGAGGTTACGTGGGTACCTAGCGGGCCATACAAACGGCTTGTAGTTCCTCTCAGCGAGCTTACGGTAAACAGTAAATGAGGTTTGGGGTGTACCTAGGTAGCAGATCCTTGAGTCTTTCTTAGGGGTAAGGATAGACTCAGCTTCAGTACAGAGTTGAAGGAGTTTTTCCCGCATCAACTCAGTCATTGAGTTACCAGGAACTTCAATATCATCCAATACCATGAGGTCAGCACGACTACCAGTTAGCTGACCAGTAATTCCTACACTCTTAACGGATGGAGCTTGGTGAGGGGAGCAGTTGACATCAAAGCTAATCCTTGACCAGCGTGCTTCATCACTTTTTGGTCTTAGGTGAGATAACCAAGGAGTTTCAATGATGAGCTTCTGTAGAAAGATGGACATGTTGTCTGCACGCTCTTTAGAGGCAGAGATCACCATGATCTTCTTCTCTGGGTCTTTGAAGAGTGTCCAAAGGATGAATGCACCAGTAATCCAGCTCTTACCGACTCCTCGGAAGGCTTGGATCTGTAGTCGTTTAGGTCCACGCTGAAGGTAATCAGCAATGGCATATTGTGCTCTTGTAGGAGACGGTAAATCAAGCTGCTGCCACAGTGCTTGTAGAAACAGCTTGAAATCGTCCTGCAAGGCGGTTAAAACATCTTGCATAGGGGAATGTATCTAATTAGCTCTAGAGGGGGCTTCTAGGAGCCGCTAGCGTCCTCTGAGAGGTATTCAACGATGAAGTCGTTGAGATCTCTGATGTGATCCCTTAGAATTTGGATATAAGTACCGTTGAAGTTAGAGCTAGGTTGTGCTTCTAATTCTGCAACCTTAGTTTCAAGAAAGAGAATTTTGGCACGTAAAGAAGCAATAGGACCACTCAGAAGAACAGGATCATAGAAGGTAATTGGTTTCATCGCACAGCAAATAACTTGCCGTCAAATTCAAATGTATCCAAACCTGCACCTTTAGCTTGTGCATAGGCCCTATCAAATTGATTTTCATAGGTTCCAACTCGACCTTCACCAACTCTCAAACGGTTACGGATGGTGCCATCAGGATCCATGGTGTTGTACTTACCAATGGAACGCTCAGCATCACCTCGACTACGAACACCAACAGTGCTAGGTGTATCCCTATTGCTAGTGGATTGGTTGAACACAGAACCAATTACACCGCCACGTGAGAACAGCTTGAGAGCATTACGTCCCAAGCTGCGGAGGCTATTAACGTTTTGTTGGGTTTGACTACCACGGTTGTAAGGACTACGAGTAGGTGCAGGAGTACGGGTAGTAGTGGGACGTTCTCCCAGCAGACCACGTACAGCACGTTCAGGTCCTTGTTGAGGAGCAGTCCGAGGTCCTTGTGCTCCACGGTTACCAGTTGCAGGGCGAGTGCTTACACCCCGACCACGGGTCATAGTATTTGGTCCACCTTTTGCACGTGCAGATCGAGCAGACTTGATACGGTTACCACGTTGTTGAGAAGTGGTAGCGTTTTTACTTTCTCCACGGTTACGACGACCTTCAGCCATCGTCTGACGCATACTGCGACTTTGACCGTCTTTAGTGATCTTTACCTTTTTACGGTTAGTATTATTAGGGCTTTTACTGAAAAGAAGATCACCTAATCCACGTAAAAGAATTTCAGTTGTGCTATCCATTAATGTGATTTAAAATACGTTGTTGTCTATCGGGATGAAAGCCAAATCTGGCTAACATCCATTCATCCCAAGGTTCGCTTCCTTTACTCTGATTACAGTTAACGCAGGCTGGTACGCAGTTACTTGATATTGTTTCGCCACCTTTAGAACGAGGATGGACGTGATCAATAGTGAGGTCATTGTAATCATAAGTTTCTCCACAATAAACACATGTACAGTCAAAAGACTCTTTAATTGCTCGCCTCCAAAGGCGAGTAGCTTCAGAGGATGTCATGGTTATTAGGTTTGCAATGTAGTAATCAGGATTAGGAAGCAATGGAGGCATTACCGTTTACGCCTCCGCATACGTGCCTTCTTTCGGGCACCGTCTTGTCGATTCTTTTTGGCATCACATGGGACAACTTTTCCGCCTTTTGTGTGGCACATGTCCTTGCCGCCTTTGCCCATCAGGCCAGCAGCACGACGTTTGATAGCAAGTTCACGGCGGTAAGCACGATCCTTAGGAGATTTGTTCTCCTTGGTATCGTTAGCTAGTTTTCTTTTGTATGCTTCTGGGTTAGCTCTGTAGTAACGGGTGGTTTTACCAGGGCTCTTGGTTTTACGCGGAGCCATAAAGACGTTGTTTTACTAGTTCTGGGTCTACTTTTGGCATAAGAGTTGCCAATTTATCCAAGGGGTTGCCGTCATATGCAACACCTGAGATATCATTAGTTTTTAACCAATCACACGCAGCTTTAAGGTCAGCAGTAGATGCTTCACCGCTTTTGATACGTGATAGGAATTCCTTTGTAATTAAATTGTGGAGTTCGTTGAATTGGTCTTCTGTTGCTTTCTTTTTCATAAGCTGTAATTGCTACGACATCTGAGCACATATGAGCGACCCGAGACCCAGGACGGAGCATAAATCCATTTTTCTGGATCTCGGAACACTTCAATGCTCGTGTCAGTTCATAATCTAAACGCATCTTATCTTCATATCTTGCAGCTATAGACTTACATTGCTCAATCATGCCTCCATCTAACGGAATAGCGACACTAGCTTGAAGACCCCAATTAGCAGTTGTAGTCCTGCTATGGTAATCATAAGGAGAAGTATTACTTCCCATAAGAAAAGGGGTAACATTAAGTGTTGCTCCATTACATGAATTGTTAGGTCCAAAATACTGGCGACTAGGAGCACCACTATTCTGTATCTGTACAGCTTGATTAGTTACATTGCCAGTTGCAGCTGCTACAGGGTTAGATGTGTTTTGTACTCTTGGTTCTTCAGCATTTACTGGGAGAACACAGAGAGCGAGGTAGTAGTAGATGAAAAGTCGATATCTCGTGTGATGTCGATTGTTTCGATTACCCCTGCTGATCGTTCTGTTACTTCGTACTGGAAAGGCTCGCCTGCAGTATCGATTGTAAAACTGGACAAGTCTGCTGAGGGGGTTACGTTTGAACCAGACCATGAGGAATAAGTCCCTCCATAAATTTCATGTGCAACGGTCTCCGTAATAGTTTGAGTGGTGGTAGTCGTTGCCTGCATTGAACCCTGTGTAAAGTTAGGGGTAGTCTGGGCAATAGCAGCAGTTTGGAAAAGGAAAAAGAGAAGGAATAATTTCATGATTTTTTCTCTCGGGTGATGTGAAATGTAGCTAGTGTTCCACTCAAAATAGAAGCAACATAGGTAGGATCCATCTTAGGCATTAATCCTGCGTATGACGCTGTAAGTATTCCAGCCGACCAGGCAAGTATGAGGAACCTGACGAACGTTTCTTTTTTGTTAGACGATTCCATGCTTGTTTAATAATGGGTTTAAATACACTTACTAAACGCTTGAAAAGGGCAGTAGCTGTTAAAGTGGCTGCTACTGAAACTGTTGCAGTTGTACCAGCTGTGATAAGAACATCAGGAGCAGGTAGAGGTACCTCCACTTCAGTAAAAGGTATTTCAACTTTCCTCATACCAGGTAATACTGGTTGTTTAGGGGGAGGTGGAGTGGGTGCCTTAGAAGGGGGAGGAGCCTTCTCTTGTTCAGAGTTAACTCCTCCTTTAACGCCAGGAGGCGCTCTAAGGGTGTTAGGAGGCGCTACAAGGGGCGTGTAACTAGGTATCTGGGGAATTGGTATCTCCAGAGTAGGAACAGGCATTGTAGGCGCTTCTGGAAGGTCAAGAGTCGGGATAGAGATTCCGCTTGACAAGTTCAACCGCTGCGTCATCTATAAATAGAATCAACGTGCTAAAGTATCAATCTTGGTTTCAATACGAATCATGTGTTGTTCCACCCGTTCTAGTGCTGCACTAAACTCTGCTTTACTAAGGTAATTCTCGGCAATACGGAGTTCAGTGCGATCTAATCGTCTATCCAATTCATGGATACGATTATGCAGTCGGGTGGTAACTGCGCCTAGACCGGACACAACAGCAAGGATTACTGGGAGTCCGAGTTCAAGCATCATTCATCAATAAGTTGTGACATCATCTGGCTGCTCTGTATATGCAAAACCAGCATCAACTAAAACTTTAAGAGCAGGTACATCAGCTGCAGCATTAATAGCAAGACAATGTGCATCAACACTTGAACGGATAGATGCACGGAATGCAGTTACTGAAGCAGGAACAGGTGCTTCTGAATAACCAAGTTCTTGTTGACGTACAATATACCAGTCAGTAGCTTTTAGCAAATTAAAAGCAGTGGTCTTTACTTCACGAATAAAGTTAGTTTTTAACTCTGCTAAATCACGTGGAGTAGAGTTGTATTGACCAGTTGAATCGGGTCCAGAAACAATGTAAAACCTACCATCAGGACGTTGACCAACGACTACTTGTGTAAAACCAAGCTCAATAAATTTATCGTGGTTAGCACCATACTTTGTATATTGTGTACCGTTATAGGTAAAAGGAGTACCTACACGGTAGCGTTTATTCGTTTGTGGGTCGAGATAGAACATAGTTTATCGTGCGGTTGCGGGTGATTGGAATGGGTTCTCTGCGAAGGCGGCGTAGATGTAATCTGCGGTTGAATTAACAGCCGCGTTGGTGGTCCTCAGCTTGAACCCATTGCTCAGGAAGTCGATGTCATGGGTGGCCCCTGTCAGTTCCGCAGCGGTGGTATTTGCCTCTAGCGGGTGTTGGCTTGGGTTGTAGG